CCTTTATGAATTAAAAGATGGAGATGAAACTATTTTAGAAATTTATTGGCATCCTCTTACTCTTGCTGAAAGAGAATCAATTATTACACTTGCAAAAGATGGTGTAAATTCTACTAATGATGAATTTGCTTTAAATCTTCTCATACAAAAAGCACTTGATAAAGATGGTAAAAGATTATTTCAAGATGGTCATAAAGCTTCATTAAGAAGAGAGGTTAATGCTACTACTTTGCAAGATATTCAACTTGCAATGTTAAATTCTGGTACTGAATACAAGTTGGAGGAAGCGAAGGCAGATTTAAAAAGCTAAGAATGATTGGTTTTTTCTGTTCTTTTTAGCTACAGAATTAAAAATGACAATCAAAGAATTAACAAATAAATTGACACAAGAGGAGTTTATTAATTGGATAGCTTATTATGAATTAAAAAAAGATTACGAGGAAAAAGCAATACAAAATACAAAAAATAAATCACGAGCAAGAAAACGATAAAAGCGGTAAACTAAAATAAAGTTTTGTATTTGCTTTGGCTAATTACGGTGTAAATATAAATTTTAAGGTTATTGGTCAATCCAAGTTAGATAGGGCATTAAAAAAAACAGAGCAATTAGATAAAAAAGTTGATATTTTAAATAAAAGAGGTATTAAAGGAATTTCAAATGCTGTAAAAATTCTTGAAAGAGAATTAGCTATTAAAAATAAAATTTTACAAGCAGATAAAAATATTTTAAGTGTTAGACAAAAACAAATAAAAGCAAATAAAGCAAACGCTGCCACACAACCTATTCCAAGAACAGGTGGAGGATTTGGAGGAGGAGGGGTTGGAAGTAGAAGTAATAGAGCAGCTTTATCAAGTGGATTAATTTCTGGTGCGTTTCCTTTATTGTTTGGACAAGGACCACTTGGTGGTGCATTTGGTTTTGCTGGTGGTTTTGCTGGTACAAAAATTGGTGGACAAATGGGAGGTTTTGCTGGAGGTCTAGTTGCTACTGCTGCTCTTCAACAAATTACTTCTGCTACTGAAGGGATAAAAGAATTAGGTAAAGCTTTAGATCCCGAAACATTAAACATTGATACTGTGTCAAAGTCTCTTGGATTGTTAGGTACTGATACAGAAAAATATTTAAATTTAATTGAAAGAACTAGAGGGAAACAAGCAGCTTATAATGCTGCTGTTGAAGAAACAACAAAAATAATAGGTACAGATGGTGTTCAAGCTTTAAAATCATTTGCAGATAGTAGTCAAAATCTTACAAATGAGATGAGTAAATTTTTCACAAGAATGGGGGCTGGATTTGCTCAACTCTTTGATCGATTTGGGAAAGGAGATAATAATCGAATTGTTGGTTTTGAAAGATCAAATTTATTAGCTGAAGCAAAACAAGTAACTGATGATGACAAAATAGTAAAATTAGTTGAAAAACTTAAAAAAGCAAGAGGTAAGAATCGAGATACAATAGCTGATTCACTTGTTTTATTAATGAAACAAAGAAGAGAACAAGAAGGTATAAATATAAAAGTAAAAAATACTGAAATGTTACTTGATGATGCTTTAAAAGCAACAGATAATAGGAATACATTGTTACAAGATACATTACGTTATGGAGAAGATGAAGCTTTAATAAGGCAAAAAATATCTGATATTGAAAAAAATCAATCAATTATTTTAGATGCTAATGGTAAACAAAGAATTAGAGATGCAATGGAACTTGAAAGATCATTACAAAGACAAATTGAGTTTACAAGAGCAATAGGAGTATCATTTAGGAATAGTTTTAGAGATGCGATAACTGGAGCTACTTCATTTAATCAAGCGATGGTAAATGTTTTAAATACTATTAGAGACAGACTAATTGGTATGTATTTAGATCAAATGTTTGCTCAAGCGACTACGGGAGGCGGTGGTGGATTTCTTGGTAAATTATTCGGTGGATTAGTTGGCGGTATATTTGGAGGCGGTGGTGCTGGAGCTGCTGTTGCTCCTCTTATAACTGATAAGGTTTTTGATACAACATTTGATACAAGTTTAATTAGTGCTGGTTCTTTAGCTGGTAAATTTGCTAATGGTGGTTTTGCTCAGAAAGGTAAATCTTATTTAGTAGGAGAACGTGGTCCTGAGTTATTTACACCTGGAGCTACTGGTGGTCAAATAAGTCCAATGGGTAGTACAAACATCGTAGTAAATGTAGATGCTTCTGGATCTTCTGTACAAGGAAGCGAAGAACAAAGTAAAGTTCTTGGACAAGTTTTAGCAAGTGCTATACAATCTGAATTAATTAAACAAAAAAGACCTGGAGGATTATTAAGTTAATGGCAACTTTTAATTTTACTCCTACTTATGGTATTGCCAAAAAAAGTCAGCCCAAAAAAGTTATTACTAAAATGGGTGATGGCTATGAACATCGTACACTTTTAGGATTACCAACAAATCAAGATCCAAAAGAATATGATCTTACTTTTGAAGTTAGTCAAACAGTTGCAGATTCTATTGAAGCATTTTTAGATAATAGAACAATAGATAATGCTAGTTTCGACTTTACGCCACCAGGGGAAGGATTTACAAAAGTAGGAAGTTATTCTCAATCAGGAAATACAGTGACAATTACTATCACAAATCATAGTGTGGTTGTTGGAGAAGAACTTGTGATTGATTACTCACCAGTTCCAAATTCGGGTTTATCAATTGATGGCACATTTTCTGTTAGTTCGGTTATTGATTCAAATACTTTTACTGTTACTGCTGCAAATAGTGTAACAGTAAGTGGTACTCTAACAATTACTTCAACTGGTTCTTCTAAATTTGTATGTGATTCTTACACAAAAACAATTTCTTATCTAAATAGAGCTACAATTAATGCAAAATTTAGAGAAGTATTTGAACCATAATGGCAATACCAGTATCAGAATTACAAAAAATAAATCCCAGTTCTATTATTGAACTTTTTACGTTAGAACTAGATAATTCATTGCATGGTAATAGTAATATTTTTAGGTTTCATGCTGGTGTTAATGAATTTAATAATGATATTATTTGGCAAGGAGATACATATAGTCAATTTCCTGTAAAAGCTGAAGGATTTGAATTTACTGGAACGGGGCAACTTCCAAGACCTACTTTTACTGTAAGTAATATTTTATCTACTATAACTGCATTAATGATTCAAGTTAATACTGTTACACCAGGTAATGATTTAAACGGAGCAAAGTTTACAAGAATAAGAACACACGCAAGATATTTAGATGATCAAAATTTTGTTGGTAATTCTAATCCCTATGGAACACCTAGCAATACAGAACATCCTCGAGAAATATACTTTATTGACCGTAAAATTGTTGAAAATAGAGAAATTGTATCATTTGAGCTTGTGTCAAAAATGGTTTTAGATAATTTGCGATTACCAAGAAGGCAAGTTACAAGAGATATTTTTCCTGGTGTTGGTGGATTTATGAATGCTTAGTATGAATTGGAAAGATCAAGCAATTAAATACGCTAAAGAAATAGCACCTGATGAATCTTGTGGTTTGGTGGCAATTATAAAAGGAAAAGAAACATTTTGGCCTTGTAAAAATTTAGCTGAGAGTAAATTTGAATATTTTATTATTGATCCTGATGATTGGGCTGAATGTGAAGATACAGGAGAAATTATAGGCATATTTCATTCACATCCAGTTGGTTCATCTACTCCAAGTGAAAACGATAAAGCAAGTTGTGAGTTTTTAAATGTGCCTTACTATATTTATAGTATTGAAAATAATGATTGGTCATATTTTAAACCAAGCGGTTATAAGCCACCTTCTTTAATTGGCAGAGGTTTTATCTGGGGTAAACATGATTGTTGGTCGATAGTTACAGATTGGTATAAAGAAGTTAAAAATATTGATATTCCTTATTGGAATCGACCTAAAAAAATAAAAGACTTTCTTGCAAAACCAGAATTTGAATTCGCTTTACCTAAATTAAATTTTATAAAACAAGATACGCATGATGATATACAGGTTGGTGATGTCTTATTATTTGAATCTGTTACAAAGAATTTAGATCATGTAGCGGTTTACATTGGCGATATGATGATATTAAATCATAATATAAAAGGATTAAGCTGTAGAGAACCTTTTGATTTAAGGTATCAACAGTCTCTTAGAGGAGTTTACCGTTATGAAGCTTAATAAAATAAAAGTTTATGGTAAATTAAGGCAAGATTTAGGTTGTTCATATTTTGAAGCTGCTGTTAAAAGTCCAATAGAAGCATTTAGATTTTTAAGTGCTAATTTTCCTGATTTAGAAAAATATATGAGTTATCAATACTACAAAGTAAAAATGAATGGTGTCGAAATAGCTGAAGAAGAGGATTTTAATTTAAGAGGTGACGGTGTTATACAAATTATTCCTATTGCGACAGGAGCACTTCCTATCGTTCTTGGAGTTGGAGCTATTGTTGGGGGTGCTGCTGCTGCTGGAGTCAGCACAGGAATCCTCGGAACGGCACTTGTGGGTAGTCTTACTGTTGGAGGTTTAGTAGGAGGTGCTTTAGTAAGCACTGGAATAAGTATGGTCGCTAGTGGTGTTACACAAATGATCGCTCCAACACAAAATGTAACTTTTCCAAGTTCAAGTATTTCTAGTGGTATGAGTAGAAATGATGCAAATGCACCAGGAGGAGACAATAATAATTTTCAAACATTAGCAGATAGTAACTATAGTTTTAGTGGAATTACAAATGTATCACGATCTGGGGTTGCTATTCCTGTTGTTTATGGAGAGATATTTGTAGGAAGTATTTTGGTAAGTAATGGTATTGATACAGCACAAGTCAGTAATTAATTATGGTTACACCTTTAAGAAGAAATGGACAACAAGGTTATCAAACAAATATAGGATTTGTTGGCGAAAATCATAGTGGTTTTGAAAAAACATTATCAAGTAAACAGTTTTCTACTTTGATAGATGTTCTTTCTGAAGGAGAAATTGAAGGATCTGCAACTGCTTCACAAGCTGGCATAACAAATAGATCTTCAAATCAATATAGAAGTGCTTTTTTAAAAGACGTATTTCTAGATGGAACACAAATTTATCAACAAAACGCACCAAATAGTGGTGGTGATCCAGTAGAACATTTACTTAATTATAAAAACGTAGGTTTTGATGTTAATTTTGGGCTAAATAATCAAGATTTTTTACCTGGAATATCAAGTATAGAAACTGAAGTGCCAGTTGGTGTAACTGTTGAACAAAATAATCCTGTGACTAGAACTGTAACAAATACAGAAGTGGATGCAGTAAGAGTTACATTAGGTTTTCCAAGGTTTTTAGAAGTAGATCCTGAAGTTGGTATTGTCGGAACTTTAGTTGATATAGATATTAAATTAATACAAGGTAATGGTACAATCACACAACCAATCGTAGATACAGTTATAGGTAAATCAAATGACGCCTATTTTAGAGATTATATTATCAACTTTCCGTCCGATGTTGTATTTCCAGTTCAAGTACGAGTAGGAAGAAATAAAGCAGATTCAGGTGATACTGATGTGGTAGATGCCTTTCAATTTACATCTTTAACAGAAATAATTTATGAGAAAAGAAGATATGAAGATATTGCACATACTAAATTAAGATTTGACAGTTCAATATCACCAAACATTCCATCAAGAATGTTTCGTATCCGTGGAGTAAGAATTAAAATTCCTCATAATGCGACTGTTAATCTTAGTGACGGAAGCCTTGAATATAGTGGAGTATTTAATGGAACGCTTCAAACGGATAAAAAATGGTGTAGTGATCCAGCTTGGATTTTATATGACCTATTAACAAATACAAGATATGGTGCTGGAATTGATGAAGCATCATTAGATAAATTTTCTTTTTATTCTGCTTCTGTTTATTGCAACGAAAAAATTAATAATGGTTTTGGGGGATTAGAACCAAGATTTAGTTGCAACATAAACATTAATAATTCATACGAGGCATTTGATCTTATAAATAATTTATGCACCACAATGAATGTGATGCCGTTTTATTCTGGTGGTTCTATAGTTATTTCACAAGATAGACCATCAGATCCTAGCTATCAATTTACTCTTGCAAATGTATTAGAAGGTGGTTTTGAATATTCTGGATCAAGCCAAAAAACAAGACATACTATTTTTAATGTTGCATATTTCAATACTGAAACACGAACAGTAGATCTTGAAACTGTTAAAGATACAGATGCAAATATAGCAAAACTTGGAAGTATCGTTAAAAATGTAACAGCATTTGCGTGTACTTCAAGAGGTCAAGCAAAAAGGTTAGGAAAGTGGTTTTTATACAATGAGCAAAATGCTACAGAAACCTGTACATTTACTGCAACTGCTGAAGCTGGAGTTTTAATAAGACCTGGGCAAATAATTCAAATATCTGATCCTGTAAGGGCTGGTGTTCGTAGAGGTGGTTTAGTTGCATCTGCAACAACAACAGAAATTACGGTTGATGATTCTACAAACACAGATTTAGATGCTACGAATACTGCAAAATTATCTGTAATTTTACCAGATGGAACTTTAGAAACTAAAAATGTTGACTCTATTTCTGGTGCTGTAATTACCGTTACAGATGCTTTTAGTCAAACGCCACAGACAAACACTGTATGGGTTTTAGAAAATGATATTATTCAACCTACAACATGGAGAATAACTAATATTGTCGAAGATGGTTTAAATTATACTGTTACAGCTTTAACTCATAATTCAAGTAAATATGGCTTTATAGAAGATGGTAGTCAATTAGAAGAAAGACAAATAACAATCTTAAATGAATTAAAAGAACCACCATCAAACTTAAGTGGAACTGAAGAAATTATAGCAGTTAATAATAGAGCATTTAGTAAAATAACATTTACATGGCAACCAGTTAAAGGAGTAAATCAATATAGAGTAGCTTATAGATTTAAGAATGGAAATGAAATATCTACTGATGTTCGGAGGAATGATTTTGAAATATTTAATAGCCAAATTGGTATTTACGAAGTAAGAGTTTCAAGTTTAAACGCAATAGGAGAACCATCTACAAATGCTTCGACTATTAGTTTTAATGCTATAGGAAAAACAGCACTTCCAGGGAATGTACAGAATTTAAGAATAGAGCCAATAAATACAAAATTAATACGTTTACGTTGGGATCAAAGTGTAGATACAGATGTAATTCATGGAGGATTTTGCAGAATACGTCATAGTCCTAAAACTGATGGATCTGGTACTTTTCAAAATGCTACTGACATTGATAAATTGGCTGGAAATAGCACACAAATTACTCTACCGTATATTGAAGGAGAGTATCTGGTTCGCTTTGAGGATGACGGTGGCAGATTAAGTGCAAGTTCAGCTTCAATAATTATAGATTTACCTGATCCTTTAGGTGATTTAACAGCACAAACAAGAAGAGAAGATAATGATTCTCCAAAATTTCAAGGTACAAAAACTAATGTTACTTTTGATTCTTCCGTTAATTCATTAAAACTTACAGACCCAGCTACAAATGCCACAGGAGAGTATGCCTTTAATGAGGTTTTAGATTTAGGAGGTGTTTTTAGTCTTGATCTTAAAAGACATGTACAAACTGAAGGTTTTTATTCTGGCACTTTATTTGATTCGAGATCAGCATTAATAGATACCTGGACTGATTTTGATGGTGCACAAGCTACAGCAGTTAATTGCGAGCTTTTTGTCGCTGTGACACAAGACAATCCTTCTTCTGGTTCTCCTACTTTTACAGCTTTTCAAACTTTTGTAAATGGTGCTTATAAAGGCAGAGGATTCAAATTTAAGGCGGTATTAACCTCAGGAGATCCAGCACAAAATATAAAGGTTTCTGAATTAGGTTATACAGCAACTTTCCAAAGAAGGACAGAGCAAAGTGCAACAGCGATTGCATCAGGTAGCGGAGTCAAAAATATAACTTTTTCCAGTCCATTTTTCACAGGTACTTCCGCTTTGCTAGGAGCAAATAGTAACTTGCCATCAATAGGGATTACAGCAACAGACAACATAACTAGCGGAGATTATTTTCAAGTAACAAACATATCTGCTACTGGTTTTTCGGTGCATTTCAAAGACTCATCAAATGCTAGTATTAGTAGAAATTTTAACTTTACTGCGGTAGGATTTGGTAAAGGTGTTTAATTAATGGCAAGAACAGATACAACAGGTGGAAATGGGTATGTCATAGATAATGGCACAGGTGCACAAGTCCGCACAAAATTAAATCAAATAACAGCAGCTATAAACTCTTTAAATAGTGGTTCTGGCGATCCTTCAATAAATACAGCTTTTCAACCTCATATAGATACAAGTACAAATTTATTTCGTATTAGAAACGCTGCCAATAATGCGTATATTACATTAGGAAACATTAGCCAAGAAAACTTTGGTCATGCAGATCTTACAGGTGCTACTTTTACTGGTCCAATAATCAATAATTATACGTCAGCATTAAGATTACCTGTTGGTACGACAGCCCAAAGACCAGGTAGCCCTGCTGCTGGTGATATAAGATTTAACTCAACTACAACTGAAGCTGAGATATTTAATGGTAGTATTTTTACAGCCGTTGCTGGTGGGGCGGGAGCAACTGGTGGTGGAAACGATCAATGGGTGTTTGAAAACGATCAAACAGTTACACAAAATTATGAAATTTCTGCCAACAAACACGCACATTCTGTAAGTCCAACAATTAACAATGGCGTGACAATTACCGTGCCAAGCGGTGCAATCCTTGTTATCTTATAGTTATGGCATTAGCAATTAACGGAACAACTGGTATTTCTGGAGTTGATGGATCAGCTTCCGCACCAGCAGTTGTCGGTTCTGACTCAAACACAGGTTTATCGTTTGCTTCTGATACTATTACTTTAAATACTGGTGGTACATCTAGAGTTAATATTGACAGTTCTGGACATTTAAATATTCCTAATAATTCTGGAAAATTACGTCTTGGAACTTCTGCGGATTTACAGGTTTTTCACGATGGTAGTCACTCAAATATAAATAATGCTACAGGTAATTTAAGATTACAATGTGATGCTTTTAGAGTTAATAGTCAAGACAATAGCGAATCTATAATTAGAGGAGATAAAAATGGATCCGTAGAGTTATATCATGATGGAACTAAAAAATTTAACACAAGTGCGGGCGGAATTGAACTTGCTGGAACTCTTTACACTGGTCAAGTTCATGCCGTAAACGTAATGAACAGAGAAAGTGATGGTACATTGCTTGAGTTCAAAACAACAGGAACAGCTAGAGGTAGTATTTCAGTATCAGGAAATACTGTTAGTTATAATGGTGGTCATTTAAGTAGATGGTCACAAATAAAAGGACTTTCTACAACTGATACATCAGCTAGACCTACAATTTATAAAGGTACAGTAATGAGTAACTTAGATGATTTATGTGTTTGGAAAGATAAAGAACCTGAACAATTAAATATGACAAAAATATCTGATACTGAAGGTGATAAAGATGTTGCAGGGGTATTTTGGGCTTGGGATGAAGATAATACTGTAGAAGTTAATGATTTTTATGTATCAATGACAGGGGATATGGTGATTAGAGTAGCAGCATCAACCACTGTTGCAAGAGGAGATTTATTGATTTCTGCTGGTGATGGAACGGCAAAACCACAAGCTGATGATATTGTAAGAAGTTCTACTATTGCTAAAATAACCTCAACGACTTCTACAGCTACTTATGCAGATGGAAGTAAAGCATATCCATGTGTTTTGATGGCTTGTTAAGGAGGATTATTAAATGGCAAAAATTAAACTGAACGCAGCATCAGGGGGAGGGTCAGTAAGTTTACAAGCACCCTCGTCATCAAGTAATGATAGAGTTTATAGCTTGCCTGATTCGGCTCATATTTCAACATTGGCTGGCATTTTAGAATACGATCAATTTCATTTAACTGCTGATAAAACGGATAATACTGTTATTACGGCAAATTTACAAAGAGTTAGTTTAACAGGTTCAGCAGTTCCATTAGGCACTGGAATGTCTCAATCTAGCGGTATTTTTACATTTCCATCTACAGGTAAATACTTGGTCATTGTTACTGGTTTATTTGGTGTTAATGGTGCTGACAACTGTCAAATAAAAACTCAAGTAACCACCAATAACAGTACATATACCGATTTTGCAACGGCTGAAGATGGTAATAATGGTACTGGTTCTAAAATAGGGTCTGCAACATCTTTTTCATTTATAGATGTTACAGATACAAGTCAGGTAAAAGTAAGATTTACTGTTGGTTCTCTCGACTCAGGTAGTAAAGTAAATGGACAATCAGATCTTATTAAAACAAATTTTGTTTTTATTCGTATAGGAGATACCTAATCATGTCAACGATTAAAGTCAACAATTTAGAATCATCAACTGGCGGTGGTGTCGCAGCAAAATTAACCTCTGTAAATGGAGGAAGAATAGGCACACACAATCTGGTGGTCAACGGAGCAATGCAAATAGCACAAAGGGCCTTATCATCTACAGATAATGGTTACGGAAGCGTTGATAGATTTAGAACTGTTTATAGTGGAACAGATGAAGCACCTACTCAATCACAAGGAGATGTTGCAAGTGGTACAACACCTTATAGTTTGGGATTTAGAAAAACATTTAAAATAACAAACGGAAATCAAACAAGTGGTGCTGGTTCTGCTGACCGTATTTCGTTTGACCACAAAATTGAAGCTCAAGATATTGCTAATAGTGGTTGGAATTACACTTCGACATCAAGTTATATAACACTTTCTTATTGGGTAAAATCAAGTGTTTCTCAAAACTTTTTTGTAAGGGTATTATCAAAAGATGGTACAAATCAAAGATATGCGTTTGAAACAGGTACTTTAACTGCTAACACGTGGACAAAAATAACAAAAACTATTCCTGGAGCTTCTAGTTTACAATTTGATACTAATAATGAAGCTGGATTAGAATTTAGATTTTATTTATTTCGTGGTACAGACAATACAGATAATTCTGTTAATTTGAATCAATGGGAAACACATTCTGGCACTGCAAATTCTCCAGATCAAACATCAACATGGTACACAACAAATGATGCAACATTTGAAATTACTGGTGTTCAATTAGAAGTTGGTGAAGTGGCAACAGCATTTCAATTCAAGACGTTTGACGAAGTTCGTAGGGAATGTTACAGATATTTTCAAAAAGTTAGAGGTGGTATTGGTACTTGTCAAAGTAGTTCACAAGTGAATGGAGTGTTAAGATATGAACCAATGAGAACAGACCCTTCACTTAGTAAACATGGTACGTCAGCCTATCAATTTGGAGACATGATAGATCAAGGTAGATCAACTACTAGCACACCTACATTTTTCAGAAATGACGGATTATTTGGACACTCCTGTTATTCATTAACAGGGTTTAGTGGTATGACTATTGGTGAAGCTATGCGTGACGAAGGTGCTGGCGGTGACGCTGCCTTTGGTTTAGATGCGGAGCTTTAAAGTATGACTATTACTTACAAAAAATTCAAAGACCCTTACGGTAATGTTGTAACGACAGCTATCAATAAATATATTGATGGTGTTCATGTTCTTTGTTTGCCAACAACTCCAGAAAATACGGATTATCAAGAATATCTTGAATGGGTGGCTGAAGGTAATACTGCGGAGCCTGCTGAATAATGGCAATCGCACCTGGAACATACAACATGACCGTTCAAAGAAGATCAGATCATAGTATCCAGCTTGTTTTTAAAGATAGTAGCAATGCTGCAATAAATTTAACTGGCTTTACTGTAGCTGCACAGGTTTGGGAAGAAACACGAACCACAAAATATGCTGATTTTGCCGTAACTTACACAAATAGAACAACAGGAACAGTTGATATTGCTTTAACAGATGTTCAGACTGCTACATTTACACCAGAAGTTTTAAAATATGATGTTGCTCTTACAAATGGAAGTGGTTTGAAAGAATATTATTTAGAGGGTACTATATTTGTATCTGAAGGTTACACAGCATGACTTCGGTAAACATTACAACTACTAAAAATACTGTAACAGTAAATGAAGGTGACACCACCGTTGTTACTGTTGCAACTCAAGGACCACAGGGTCCAGCTATTTCTGGTGTTAATTTTGATATATCTGGCAAAGTTGATGATGCAGTGCTGTATTATCACGCTGCTTCTGATACCATTAAAGCAGATAACACTACCACAAAACTATCACTTGTTGACGGAGGAAACTTCTAAAAATGGCTAACACAGTACGCATAAAGAGATCTACAGGATCTTCAGCACCAACAAGCCTTGCAAATGCTGAGTTAGCTTTTGCAGAAGGTAACAAAAAATTATTTATCGGTATAGGAACAGGTGGAGCAGGAGGTTCTGCTACAACTATTGAAGCGATTGGTGGTTCTGGTAGTTTTGCTGATTTGTTTACGAGTAGAACACAAAATACATTTTTAGCCGCACCAGATGGTAGTAATGGTGCTGCGACATTTAGGGCAATGGTAGCTGCTGATGTACCTTCGTTAGCTCATACAAAGATAAGTGATTTTGATACAGGAGTAAGAACAAATAGATTAGATCAAATGGCTGCACCAACAGGTTCAGTTTCATTAAATAGTCAGACAATTACAAACGTAGCAGACCCTGTAAACGCTCAAGATGCAGCGACTAAAGGTTTTGTTGAGGCTACTTCACAAGGACTTGATGTAAAAGACTCTTGTGTAGCAGCTACCACAGGAAACATTACAATATCTACCGCATTAAATAATGGAGACACATTAGATGGTGTTACTCTTTCAACTAATGATCGTGTTCTTGTAAAAGATCAATCTACTGCATCTCAAAATGGTATTTATATCGTTGGATCGTCACCAGCTAGAGCAGATGACTTAGCTGCTGGTGCAGATGCAGCAGGAATGTTCACTTTCGTAGAACAGGGAACTGTTAATGCGGATAATGGCTTTGTCTGTACCAGTAATAAAGGATCAGCAGTTGTTGGAACAAATAACTTAACTTATGCTCAGTTTTCTCTGTTGATTTAAAAGCTAATGGTGGACTTGTTATTGAATCTACTGAAATTGCTATTGATCTTGCTGCTAGTTCTATAACAGGAACTTTACCAGTAACTAAACTTACAAGTTTGACATCTACCGTGACAGAGTTGAACGTGCTTGATGGAATCACCTCGACTACCGCAGAATTGAATTTGATGGACGGTGGTACTTCAGCTACATCAACAACTTTGGCAGCAGCAGATAGGTTTGTTTGTAATGATGCTGGAACGATGAAACAGGTTGCCCTGTCTGATTTAGTTACATTTTTAGAAGATGAAAGTGCATCTAGTTTTAATATAGATGGTGGTAGCTATTAAATCTTGTGGAGGTAATAGCTCATGGCAAATCAAATAAGATTAAAAAGAGCATCAGGTAGCGATCCTGGAGCAAGTGATCTAGTTTTAGGCGAACCAGCCGTTAGAACTGATACGGGTGAGATATTTCTAAAAAAAGATGATGGTTCTATAGCAAAAGTAGCTGGTGGTATAGATGATGGAGACAAAGGAGATATTACTGTTAGCAATGACGGTGGAACTTTTACCATTGATAATGACGCTGTTACTTATGCAAAAATTCAAAATGTATCAGCAACAAACAGGATTTTAGGTAGAGATTCAAGTGGTGCAGGGGTAATAGAAGAAATAACCCCAGCAAATCTTCGCACCATGATAAACGTGGAAGATGGAGCGACTGCCGATCAATCAGCAAGTGAAATTTTGACATTGCTTAAAACAGTTGATGGTGCTGGAAGTGGGCTAGATGCTGACACTTTAGACGGTGTTCAAGGTTCCAGTTTTCTTCAAAATATAGTTAGTGACACATCACCACAGTTAGGGGCTGATTTAGATACAAACAGTTTTGAAATATTATTTGATGATGACCATGCAATAAAATTTGGTGCTAGTAATGATTTACAAATTAAACATAATTCAAGCGGTTCTTCATCTATTGCTAATACAGGTTCAGGAGCTTTAACAATTCAAAATGCAAACGTTGAAGTAAATATTTTTAATACTACTGATACTGAATATTTAGCACAATTTATTAATGGTGGAGCCAGCAAACTCTATCATGATGGAACGCGGAGGCTTGAAACAACCAGCTATGGCTCAAATACTAATGGCGTTCACTCTGTTTATAACGGAATATTAGAACTAAGAGATACTATCTCTACTTCACACACAATTTCAACCGATCATAACGCAATATCTGTAGATCCTACCATTGCTAATGGTGTGACCGTTACTGTGCGAACAGGACAGGTCTGGGCTATAGTTTAAGAAAAACAATGCAAAGTATTATTGAAAAGCAGCTTCTTCAATGGAAAGAAGAACTTGCAAAGCATATTGAGACTAAAAATCAAGCTGAAAAAGTTTTAGCAGATGAAACAAGAGCTATTTTGATGCTTGAGGGTGGTATTCAGGCGAAGGAGATATTGTTGAAAAAGATCGAGTCATCAAACCAGCCAACAGGTACAGTGGAGCTAAACCAACAATCAGAAGAAGCACCATCAAAGAAATAGGTGCTAATGCTTTTATTAATGCTTCTTTAATCATGTTTCAAAAAATTGCTAATGTTTTGAGTATCATCTCATTTGTAATGGTAGCTTCTATGAGTGGTGGAGCGTACTTTGGTTACAAGTATGTAACTTCAGAACAGTTTAAATCTAGAGTAATGAATGAGATCCTTGGGAATGTACAAGGCATGATGCCTAAATTATTAGATAATGGTTTACCTAAAATGACAGGTCCATCTATGCCGATCATCAAATGAGATGCCTACGATTGATATACCAAATATCAAAATAAATAAGATTGAAATACAAGAAATACCCATATGGAAAACTGACATACAAACATTAAACAATATAAGTAAACCTATAGTTGATATTCCTGGTTGTGTAAGAGTACATAGAAATAATCTTACAAGTCTTATTGATAGTGATAAAGATGAATACGGCACATATACAGAATGTGGTAATTTCAATATTCCTAGCTATGAACCTTTACAGTACAATCCCAGTGAATTTATATATACACAATCAGAAACCCCCACAAATCAGGAGCAAGAATTTGTAGAGCCTACTACAAAAGATATTAAATACGAACCAAAAGATGATAAAGATGATCCGCTTTTTGTTGAATGTCCTGGCAAAAAAGACCAGAGAGTAGGGGACTATCGTAACGAATTTAAACTGGAGCGTGTTATTGGGCATGAAAGAAGCGAAGATGGTAGTGAATGTATAACTTTGTATGAAGACGTTAAATTCATCGAGCAATACATACCGAATCCTCCACAGCTTATTAGCACTGCTGCTATTGCTACTGT